GCTGACAAAGAAAAAAGATAAGGTATAATAAATAATACAAGGAGACTAAGCGAACCTCTTGGCGTTGAGTCAATATCGGTTTAATTGCTTGATCTATTATCCCTTGTTTAAGCACCTGTCTCTAGTTTGGTCACTAGATGAAAAGAGGTTGAGTGATTGTTGAAGATCACTTTCTCGGCAAGTGCTTATTTTTTTGTCTTGATTTCGTGTGTATGTGGTATAACTTGATTTGGTGGTACTGTTACTTTTATCCCTTCACAAATCTCTGCGTATTTTCCAGTGAAGGTTACTCCTAACTTTGCTTGTTCTCCGCATACTCTTAGCCTAAATAATGCGACTTCTAGCTTTGTCTTTTCGTATAATATTTTTTGATTTTTTATATTTACTTCTGTTGCTTTTAAACATAACTCAGGTGCTTTGCCTAACGGAATACTGATCTGTGCTGAAATCCCATAATTTAAGTTATAGTTATCTTTTTCAAATCTTGGTGTTTCCTGTACATACTTAACTTCACCAGTATCTTCATCATATATATTCTGTCTAGTAACGTATTCTATGGGTCGATTGAATGACCACGCATCTGTTACATAAGGAGTAATTGTAAGGCTAGGAGAAGAGCAGACAATACCTTGTGACATACGAAACTGAGGGGTACTTTGTGGGGCGATCATAGTTGCATTATTGTTCACTGTACCCTGTGCGTTTGAGCTAGGACTTGCAACTGTTGTATTAGCCAAAACCCTTGTAGGGCAAAGGATTAGAGCTATTGCCCAAAGGTAGCTTCTACAGTTACGGTAGTTGTTGTATTTATGGTGCGATTTATAGTTGTTATCGTGTCTAATCCTGGAGAAATTATCGTTTCCTGTAGAGAGAAAGGAGATCCTTCGTTTACTATCTGCCATCTAGGAACACTCTCCAAAGTAGGGCTAGTAAATGAGAAGTTGACGTTATTAATTGTTTGAGTTGCGTCTGATTGTGGTGTTGGATTGATATAACCATTCGTATCATTACTTTTTATATTATTACCGCTTGCAGAATATGTGTAACCTGTCCTGTATTGATGGCTAGTAATCGTTTCATTAATAATACTTTGCGAGGTAGAGTTTGTTGTCTGACTTCCCGTTCGGAATGTAGGTACTATAGGATTTGCTTTTGTAGAATCTACGCATATAAGAATTATGCCTATCAAGGAAAATTTTAAGTAGTACAAGAGAGCAGATAACATAAATCACAATAGATAATAATGCTGCAAATAAAACTACAATCATCAGTCAATAGTGATAGTCACAGTTGTTTGTCCAATACAGCTAGTACCACTACCTCCTGCTGTGCAAGTATGAACTCCACTGGACAAGCTGGTCATACCTAAACTACCTGCTGTACCACCTGATCCTACTGTTGTCTGTCCTCCAAGATGAGGTAAAGCAGAAATACCTGATGATGGTGTAATAGCAGATGGTGTCGCATCTCCCATAGTTACTGATTCTGTCAAACTAAATGCTGACCCTGCACTTGTAATAGCCTTGTCAGTTTGAATCAAAGCTGGAACTCCATCAGTTAACGATCCAACATTTAACCCTCCGATAGCTCCAGAAGTTGTAGATCCTCCGCTAGTTACAGACGGAGTAATATTATTACCTGACAATGAATAAGTTGTACCAAGTTTATTTGTAACGCTATATGGCATATCTACAGTGATCTGTGCTGAAGTTGTAAATTTTTGAGTTATATCTGCAAAGACTGCATTAGGCAATAATAAAAGAAATGGTAATAATTTTTTCATTTAATACCTACATTATTGTTCTTATTATCTACTATAACGTCTTTTTGTTTGTTATTTCTATTACCTTTAATTGATAAACCTAGTGAGGCAGTGGACGCTGAAAAAATACTTGCAATAAATGTCGGGTCAAAATCTACAATCTTTTTGCCGTCTGCTGGTTCATAGTATGAAAGGCTTAACAGCGTGGCCGACCAAATCAGAATACAAATTTTGACAACAGTTTCTACTTTGCTTGGTTCTTGATCTTCCATAAAATGTAACTACCTAAAGTGTGTGAGGAGATAGCGTTTGAAGGCTAAGTATAGGTAGTCATGTCAAAATTAGCAAATATTGGTATGTTTGGAAAGTAA